TAGTCAATAACCTGTGGAGGTAATCCCGCACCATAATATATCTTATAGTCTGATGTAATACCCCACACAATTCTTCCATTTGGTGTCGTATTTATATAAACAAATTGAGGATTTTCCACCAAGATGTTGTCTTCACTAATAGACCAATCATCCGTGTTAGTACTCCACTCATCAGGAATCAACCTATACTGCACATACTTATTGTCAGAAGTAGATACAAATTGGATGGTCATTCCAGGCTCTCTTTTGTTGACTGGAATGAGTTCATTTACATTACTCGAATTAAGGATGTATTCAAGAGTAAATTTACCATCACCATTAGGCCCACTGGTAGGATGTTCCTTACTGACGTCATACACACCAGAACCAGAGCCACCCTTTATATTATTGGCATAATAGCTTGTACCATCGTAATAAATCTCTACCACCTCATTGTCATCCCAAGAATTGGTAGCAGAAGCTCTTTCACCTTGATAATATAAAGCCTTAGCTCCTTGGCTATTAATGTTAAGAGTAGCGTTGTTAGCAGTGTTCTTGTTTATGAACTTAACCTTTATTGATCCACCTGCAAATAAGGCATAATTAGCTACATTAATAGCCTTAGCCGCTGTTGAACCATTGGTATCACACTCATAGTAACCTATTTGAGTTACAAGGTTATCTACAGTACTATTACGACCTATAGTATTAAAAAGTAAAGCAAGAAACTCAGCCTTAGTTAAATTTGTGTCATTTTGTGAATTGTAATCATCAAGATAACCTTGAAGAAGTCTCTCATCGATTTGTTCACAAGTATAATATTGACTGTTGTACATAGTTTATGAATTTTTTCCTAAAAATAAAACACTGTTAATATCAGCAGAATTATCAAAACTAGAAGCATCTATAACAGTATCCCTATCACGTTTTAATATAATCTGAAATACAATTGGTTCATCCTTAGCTTGAGCTACTTCTGTATCCCCATCTGGTTTATATGGAATACCATTAATGATAAACCTATCCTCTGACCAATTGAAAGTAAAGTAGCCATTCTTATCAAGGTAGTCTGTAATAGCTGACTTTGGGATAAGGATTACCAAGTTCTCATCATCAAGTTCTCCTGAAACTGTTGCCTTGTTTATAGGCCAATTTCGGAAGGCATTGTAGTAACAGAGAGCTTCTATTAATACCAAAGTATATTTAGGAGCTTTATCTTCTCCCATAAGAAGCATCTGATCTATATGCCTACACCAACCTATAGTCTGTCTACCAGAATCATCCTCAAGAAACTTTTGGACTACATGTTTATATCTATCCCAATCAGCATTCCTAACATACCTAGAACGCTTTTTTGTTGTCATACTTAAATATTATAAAGATTTCTCAAAAAACTCAGTATAATTGATATCCATAAACTCTCCATCACTACCATTGAATTGCCTAGATTCTAATATAGGACCTGGTTCTGGTCCAGGAGGGTCTTTACCTAACATAAGGTAATAAGCTATGATACCACTACAGCCTATATCCATATCATCTATGAGTTAAAATTGTTGGGGGATTTGGTCCATCTATACCTTTTGGATGTCTACGATTAACAACTCTTGGTACCTTAACAGGTTTATAAGCATTGTCACACATAGGTAGGAAGATACGTAACCTAGAAGCTAAGTTACAAAGATTCTGTCTGAGAACATCTATAATACCGTTAGGTTTAAGAGCTTCTGAATAGGCCTTGTACAAGGTTGAAAGTGAATCAGATAGTTCATCGAAGTATTCTACCTCGGTTGGACCAGTCTGAATTCTCTTTACTCTACCCGCAGTAGCCTGATCATCACCAGTTGGTTCTTCTTCCTCACCTTCACCATGAACATTAGTGGATTGGTAAGTAAGGGAATCAATATATTGCCCAGTTCCTGTAAGTAAGGAAACAATCTGCATATTAAGAAAATCCCACACTGCCAATTCCATTACCAGCTGGTTTTCTAGTCCTTCATAGTAAAGTTCATTAGTATATTCTTCTATAGGAATACAATGATTCACTAGAGGACCTAAATATAATTGCCACTTTTGAATGAAGGTTGTCTTCTGTTGCAAAGTCATACCATCATCTACCAAGTTAGCAGGTACATATAAGTCAATGAGGTTATATATGGAGTCATTCAGATGAGTTTTCACATCTCCATCAGAAACTAATAGGATCTGTGATACTTCTGAAACTACTGGTTCTCCTCCTACAGGATGCTCAGTGACTGTAAGTGTTGCGGTGTAATAGCCAGGACTTTCATAGGTGAAGGTAGGATTAAGTTCTGAACTTTCTCCTCCAACAACACCAAAGTCCCAGCCAACTGTTGCATCGGCTGGGACTTTGTTCAGTACCTTAAAAGAAACTTCCAAGCCTTTCGCAACATATACGAAAGCTAGGTTCATATTTTACTTCTCTTCTTTAAAGTCTTCGATGATTGCCTCAATGATATCCTTTACAGTGTCACCTTCGGCAACTTCAATTTCGTGGGTTTCAGCCAAAGCTTTAGCCTGATCCATCGTAATATCCTTAGACATCTTGTCCAGGGTTACACCCTTTTCATACTGAGCCTTCAACTTCTTGTCAAGCTTCTGAAGGTCTGTTTCCTTCTCCTTCTTAACTTCCTGATCAGGCTGAGCGAATACCAGATGACCTGAATTGAGAGCCATAGCAATACGACGTGATCTCAACTGACGATCGTTAATCTCTACTTTCTCACCACGTGCAATGGTGATACCCGTTGTCTGGTCGAAAAAGCCATTAGCTTTGGGACCTAATGTGATAAATTTTGGCATAATATTTTCTCCTATTGTTTAGGTGGTTAAACGGACCAAGAGAGAGGTGAGCGGTAGACCTTTAGAAGGGGCCGGCTCCCTCTCAAATGATCCAAAGCGTTTTTTACTCGAGGTTCACCAGCATGTAAGGATCCTTGTTCATGTACTCTGGGAATCCATAGCTTGCGAAGGCCTTGGTCGTGTCGAGTACGATAACTGAATCGTTATAGATCTTAGAGAAGCCAGTGGTCAGAGTTGCATATACAGCCTCTGTCTGGTTCGAAACGATGCGCTCAGACTCAAGCATCAACTGCTTAGCAGTCAGCTTAACAAGAGCAGCACGAGGATCAACCATTACTATATCGTTTGCAGGAACTCCCGGATGGATCCACATATCAGCTGTGTTGGGCACAGGAGTATGGAGATTCAGGGTTGCCTCTGTAGTACCCTGGCTGCGCTGCTTGAACTCAGGCAAATCAAGGAGACTCAGGGCAATATCCTCAGCCGAGATCATTGTGGTGAAATTACGTCCGATACGTGCACCACGGATCCAGATACGGAGCATATCCTTATAAGTAAGGGTATTAGCCGTAGTTACACCAACTACATCGGCAGCCTCTGAACCATCAGGCTTGTTACCAAGCAACAGAGTATCCAGAGCCAGAGTATCAAGAGCATAACCCAGCTGAATACCAAAGTCACGCAGGTAGATACCGAGGATGTCGATAGAAACGTAGTTACGAACCTCATCGGTGAGCTTGAATCCCTTACCAATCTTAAAGAGGGTAACACTCTTCTGACCGAACGAAACGGTACCCAGAGGAATTGTCTCAGCCTCGTTAATCTTAGCAGGAGCAGCATCCGACATGTTCACCCACGGCTGAATTGCGGTCAAACCGTTGATGGGCTGATCACCCTGGATGATAGTTGGGTAGAATGGGGCCTCACGCATACCTGTAGTGATGGCAGCACGGATGATCTCAGGAACAATCCAACGAATATCCTGGTTAGGCATATCGAAGATGTTCTGCATCGTGTCAACCTTGGGATTCATCTCAATCTTCTCGAACAGAGTTGCAAGAGAGATACCCCACTTACCCTGTACCAATTCCTCGAAAGAAATATCTACAGGTTTCTTGTTCTGGCCTCCGGCACGTACGCTCTCAAGGGAGAGGACCATACCCTTAAACTCCTTCTTGAAGTCTTCGGCCTGCATCTTTGTGATATCAATTTTTGTTTCCATATTCTTTACTCAATATTTAATTTAACGTACGAGAACAGGTACCAACTCATAAGCACCGCTTGCAGGAGCAGAAGCAGGAGCAAGAGCAATGAACTTACTCTCAACAGGAGAACCAGAAGACTCTGACTGTTCAACAGCAGTGTAACGATTATCCATAACCGTTACAGCACCAGAGGTAAGGTTAGGCTTTACCCAACCAGGAACGATAGCAGCGGCAGCTGCATAGTGACAGATAGCAAATCCCTCTACTGCTACGGTTACCTCCATTGGGTAAGCACGCTGACCAGCATAAGCAGGAGTTACTGAATCTGTAACAGCAATACCGAGATATACTCCAGTACCGGTGTAAGGTTCAATTACAGGAAGGTTAGCAGCACCTTCTTTAGTTAATGCAACAGGCATACCCTGAACGATGGTAGCACCTTCCTTTACGTTAAATGCCTGATGAAGCTTGTGTGATTCGTGTTTGTAGATCGAAACACGAGGGGTTTTCTGACCATACAAGGTCAACTTATTACCCGGCTGTACAACGTTCATATTACTTACTTTTTAATTAGTTATGAAATTTTGTTTCGATACAGAGTGTTGAGGGCTGCCTGGGTATCTCCGGGCTGCTCATGATTCTGAGTTGTGTCATCGTGTTTCTCCTCAGCCGAAGATGCACGATTGATGTCATGAGAGCCGCACTTAGCACAATGGAGAGGGAACTTCTCCTCCAAGCGGGCCTCATAATCCTTCTTCAAAGAGAGAAGGGTCTGAAGACCTGTGGTCTCAGCATTGATCATCGTAACGATGGTTTCATCTACCTGCTCACCTGCAAGCTTCTTATAGGTAGCAACAGTGCTCTCACGGAGAGAAGCAATGTGATTCTTACCTACAGTAGCCATCTCATTCAGGTTGGCAATCTCTGTGTCCTTCTTGGCAACTTCTGCCTGAAGAGACGTAATCTCATTGTCTTTGGTGGTAAGCTGATCCTTGAGAGAAGCCAGGTTTTTTACAGCGGTACCTACCAACTGGAGGGCAAGTTCAACGCTAGCTTCCTGACCTTCGCCAAGCTGAAGCATATTCTCACCAAAAAGCTTTTCGAGAAATTCTTTTAATTCCTGATTCATTTTCGAATTATTTTTTGGTTCACTATTTTTCGGATCCTTATTATCTAAATGTAGAGTATCGTCAAGGTTTTCATCTTGTTTACCCAACTCCTTAGAATCTTGGAAAGCATACACTTTTGGTGACTCTTTCTGATATTCAGAATAGCTATTCCAAGTTCTGTTGGCAAAACCTGGATTAATTATCTTACCATCAGCTCCAATCTTCTGAGCATACGAATCAGCACCATGAGATACAAGAGAGGTTTCCAGGTAGCGGACAATGTTGGTTACTATCCTTCGTACCATGTTACCTTTAGAATCGTAAGTACCAATCTTATCCCAGAACTCGTTATCATCCATTTCTGGGTGAGACTTGTCCCAAGCGAACTGTACTGTTACTGAGTTACTGTGAATAGAAGGTGGTTCCATCAGGATTCCTCGAGCAATACGAGGATTTGCCTTACCATCTATCTTAAGTACTCCGTTCATACCAGCAGGTACATAGATGTTACCATCCTTGTAGGCTTCCTGCCACATTACTTTAGATACGGCACCAATGGCATTACCGATATCAGTTTCATGATCACAGTTGACCGTTTGCCCAAGCATTAATTTAATGGACTTCTTTAAAACATCTCCCTGACCAAAGTCAGTAGGCATCCAATTTTTGCTTACTATGGTTGCCGACAAGAGTCTAAAGACTGGTTCAATAAATTCTTCTTCCTTTGGTTTTAAGTCTTCCTCTTTGAGCTCAGGATAATAAG